CAAAGTCAAAAAGATGATATGTCACTCTCACGAAGAGATTGATATCTTATACAAAGATAAGCGAGATTTAGCAGATAAGTTACACAAATGTTTTGATAATTTAGTCAGAACAGAGAATATCTATCAGGGAGACTTGATAGGTATTGGTGGCGATGATTACTACCAACCTAACACAATAGGTTATCTATTTCCATATAAGATCGAACACAATATTATCATTGCACCACACACAGAGTATATTGCTACAGGAGATACTCTTTTAGATACTCACGCAGTACCACTTGACTATACACTTGAAAATGATATGGACAAAGTATTGTATGTTCAATGTAATGCTATCGCAAAGTTTCAATCATTTGTATATGATAGGTGTCAATTTGCAAAACAAATGGCAACTATGGTTCAGTTTGTTGATGACAAAAAAGCACAACAAATTAAAAAAACTAT